TAACCATTTCCCCTTGTCAGTAAGAACATCGTAACCAGAATCTGCAAACTCTGTTAAGAATTGCTTATTAGATTCGTTAAGAAATTTATTTTGAGCCCGCTGTATCATATAATTATAAGTTGTCGGGTTTCCAACTTCCTCTTTAGTCGATAATATCTTAGCTTCAGTCAGAGCATTTTTCGTATCTATAAATGTAGAGTTTGGGTCTTTAGCTATATCTTCATAACCTTTTAATTGCTTTTGTATACTATCTTTTCTCTCAAGATTTGTTCTGCCAGCTGCGGCCCCATCTGGGCCAAAAACATCCATAGCGACTTGAGGGTTGTTTGTAAAATCAAGCCTATCTTGTACATTCTCAAGCATACCAAAAGTATACCTATTTTCCTGCTTACGCTCTCTTTCTTGTTTTGCAATCATATCTTGTTTATCTTGCTCAACCTTAGCTATAAGCATATCTCTTTGTAGCTTACTCTTACCATAAGCCAAGAGGCTATCTGTAATATTCTTGGTAGCTTCAGCCCAAGGGTCTCTATATCCGTATCTTGATATGTATCTTAAATCATCTATTGCGCTAGCCATAAATTATCCCCAATCATCTCTATCTTGTCCTCTAAGGTATGTTTCTTCATCAACCCAAGCACTGCCATCCCAATACTCCAAAGACCCATCTCCAGAGATTTGAGTTTGACCAATCTCAATCGCAGACTCATCTCCCCATGTAGCGGTTGGGTTTTCCTGTAGTATATTAGAAGCGGCTTGGAACCCACCAGTTAATGTTCTCTGTAAAGAAGAAAGTAATTGAGCATATTTATTAGAAGTAGCCTCTTCCGCAGATAACATTCTCTGTTTCAATGTATCCTCCATTTGTCTTCTAGATAAAGCGCTCGAAGCTGTCCGACCTCTTCCCATACCGCTAAATCCTCTGCCTTGAGACATAGACCCCAAGCTCTGAGAAAGAAATGCTTGACGAGCAGCTCTTTGTTCACTGCTCTTTTGTTGTTCTCCAAAAGCAAAAACATTACCAATTTGATTTTCTAAATCAGCCAGAGTTGAGAATCCTTGGAATCTAGGAGCATAATCTTTACTTACTCCAAAGAACTCAGCATATTCCTCTGGAGAAACACCATCAGTACCAATAAATTTTAATAGCATGCTACGTTGATTATCATCGAGCATTCCCAAATCTTTGACGAATTTACCCATCAAATCTGTCCCTTGACCATAAACATCTTTCCCTCCCGGGCCTTTAGGGTCTTCTGGGTCATATACATCATCATCATCTGTAGTTACATCATCTAAATAATCATCTCTCTCCTCATCTAAAGGAAGTTTTGCTTTATTTGGTGAAAGATAACGATTCACTCCATTTATTAGCTGAGATGGTCTTGAATAAAGATTACTTGGATTTAAAAAATCATCATATATAGCCATTATAATGTTCCAATCCTGCTTGGATTTAAGAATCTGCTTTTAAAATAATCATCAATTCCTATCCTACCTAAATCTTGAAATTTTTCTCCCATAGTTGCAAAGGAATAAGCATTAGGGTCTAAAAAACTAGCCAATGTTTGTTTACCACGTAATAAAGCTTCTTGCTTAGCCATATCTGCAACACCAGTAGATATATTTGGAAGACCAGAGGATATAACTTCCTCGGCCCCAGAACCCGGAATTGAAGAGAAAATATTTTGCATTGTTTTATATTGAAGTGGAGTTGTGATTGCTGTAGATAACGCTTGTGGAGTTACAGAACCAATTAATTGGTCTATTGCTGAATGAGCGGCTGACTCAGCTTTTCTTTTATCTTCCAATCCATACAATACATCTGGAGCTCCCTCCTTGCTTAATTTATCAGCATGCCATTTTCCACCTACTCCAGATATAGCTCCAGAGAGTAAACCAGCTCCAACAGGGCCTAGACCCATAGCCATAGATAGTAATCCAACTCCCTTACCAAGTAAGTTTGAAATTCCTATTCCCCTTCCAGCTTTCTGAGCTCCCCTAGCTTGTCTATTTATATAGGATAGAATCTTCTCTCTAGATGTACCCTTTTCGATAGCTTCCCAAAGACCACCAAGAGCTCCAAATCCTCCTTGAATTCCAGATAATCCTGAAACAAATCCCATAGGGCTATAATTATTTGGCATAATATTCTCCTTATCGCGCCATTACAAGAGCATCAACCTTATCTGCTCCTGTTATATTAACAGTTGTACCACTTGACGTGGTGTATGTAATTCTTGTTAAAGCTCCAGCTATAGAGCCACTAGCTCCCCCAAGAGAAGTTAAATCATTCAGTATAACATTAACTCTTATAGGATTGGTAGCATCACTGCTAGGAGCTGAACTATATGAAAAGTCAACATCTACAGTATTTGTTCCATCACTTTCCCTTACTTCAGTCCAGCTATTTACTAAGTATGCTGAATTATTTTGAAAAGCATTAGAATCCTTATTTCCAACTCTCACATACCCAGTAGCCTCTAGTAATCCTTCCCCACTTTTATTAACAACGGATGAAAATGTCACTGTAAATCGTACAGAGATTCCAACAACATCGTCTATATCTAAATCGTGTAAAGAATCAGCAGCATCTTTATTTACTGAATAAGCTGGAGAAGAGCCCAGAGCACTACTTCTTTCAGTTGAATTTTGGTCAGTAAAACTTGATGTTACATCAGTTGTACTTAATACACTTCCAACATATATATTTGCTGTTGGTGTAAACCCTGTAGCAGTTTTATTTTCAGCTGACAGTTGTAAACTCTGGTCATTGCCTACATTACCCACATCAAACACTTGTAAATTCTTTGGTATAAACATTACATCATAATTGGCATCGTCATAATCAAGGTATCCATTGTCTGTAAAATCAAAAGCTGAGCCAAGTGTAATTAAAGAGGCTGGTATAAATTGCATTTGTTTAGAATAATTAAAGGTAGTTCCACCTCCGTCCCTTGTAAAAGTCAAAGAATCTGAAGATAGCTTACTGTACTTGGTTGCAGAACTACTAACCTTAATATTAGAATCAGAGCTTGAAATTTCAATACCCCTAGTCTTTAGTCCTGACGGAGTAGTTTCCCATCCGCCAACTCTCTTCTGAGTTCTATTGTACAACGTATTTTTATCTTCTCTACGTCTTCGGGCTGCTTCGATATTTGTATTTGTTATCGGCATATTAACTATTTACGCCCGTCGAGGGAGATTTCCTTGTTGTTCTATACACTACGGTAATATCATTTATTCTATAATTTCCATCTGTAGTAGCTGCTCCATCGCTATTATAAGCATCTACTTTAATTTTCATACTAGTTATCGTACCTAAAGAAGATGTGTCAATTACCTTAACACCACCCCTCGCAGCTGTAGCCCATGTATCATCTGATGCTAATACAGTTGCAGTTGTATCTCCATCTTTATAGACAGATGTACGAACCTCTACCCCCGACGCTTCAGTAGTATAACTAAATATAATTTTTTTAGGTCTTTTTAATAACCCTGGGTTACCAAAATCAAAATCTTTTGTTTCGAATGAAAATGAAGAAGCTCCTTGGGATGGATTATATTTTTTTACATCATTACTTTCAAGCCATATTAACTCATCTTGATTATTTTGGAAATTTGAAATTGCAGCTCCTGTATATCTATCGCTACCAGTCCCTAATCCAATTTCTGTAAAAGATTTTGTAGTAAAATCATAAACTAATCCATTTGACGCGGCTCCGCAATTCGCAATAACAACAAGATGAGCATCTGGAGGATAATATCCCACAACTGGGTCTGTAAGTCCAGTCATAGGAGACGAGTTCTTATCTAATTTTGCAGACAATTCTACTATACCCTGATTAGGAGACCATGCATAAATACCTGTTTTTCTGGCCCAGCAAACACCGAACTCAGTTTTAACAACAGCAGAAGGTTTGTCTACGCCTAATCCGTTATGTGTAGATTCTAAGAACCACTCTGCGTCATTTGGAGATGTTACATCAATAATATACAGCGTACTTTGTTTAAATGCCAAGAGCTTTGTGCCAAAAGATTCCAATACTGTAAAATCTTCTCCATCATTAATACCTATATCAATAAAATGATTTGGAGGAAATGTATCATATTTACCAATAGGAGTATACATTATTCTATCCGGCATTAATTTCGCTGAAGATGAACCAGACGGAACATAGTAATTAACATGACCTACAAATGTTCTTTGATTGCAAACAGTAGCAGTTTTATAGTATAATCCATTGGTTTCCCCAAAAGATAAATGACCAACATCAGGACTAAATCCATTAGTTGATTCATATGTATCAATACTAGGCCCTTTTATTTCTATACCAGAAGTATTCACAAAATTATTACTACTCTCAGCCCAAGCTACATATTCATCTCCCATATCTTTACGTACGCCACGTTCAAAATCCGCATCAAGAAACAATGTCCATAAATCTGTGCTATCTTTTTTTCTTATATAAATTCTACCGCCTTTTATCCTCTTATTGCTAGCGCTACTACTACGAGTAAGACCTAGTAAAACATTAGTAAAATAATTATTGGTAGATAATGTCACGCTCTCAGAATATACTTTTAACAAAGACTCTTGGTCTCCTTCATATACCCAAGATTGAGCCAATTCATATGTAGTAGCCTCCCACAATCCATCATCATCTGTAGTTTCTACTGTTAAATCAACATCAAAGCCATTATTCTCCGCTCCATATTGGGCAGAACCAGCGGTTGATACATTACCAGCTGTGGGCTTAGCTATATTATTGTCCCCCTCTACCCAAACGTCCAAAGCTCCTCCAGGTATTGTTCCTGTTCTAAGAATATATCCAAACCATGTTGCTGTATTATTAGCTCCTCCATTCGCATCTGCGATTCTCAAAGCTCCGTCCACATAATAATAAATAAATTTACCACCAGTTGTAGAGCCTAAATCAATCGGAGCAGACCCAAAACCTCCATCGCCCTGATGATTTACTACATCTCTGGCAGAAATTGTATCAAATGGGTCTTCAATCATATCGACTTGAGCATCCCCATCTGAATCAGCCAATGCTAATAATTCTATTGATTTCGCATTAGCAGATAAATCATTGTCAGATTTAAATAAAAACAATCCATATCCACTTGTAGTTGTTCCAGCGCTTCTATCTAAGTCGGCATGAACGCTAGCGGTTGGTGTTGTTGTAAATATTTGTCCTGTTTTATATACCTGGACATTATTAGCAACAGTTAATTCATTGTCCTTTATATCACGTGCATCAAATCTAGTATTTAACCCACCTGAAAAATCTGATAATCTTAAATATTCTCTAGGCATTATTCTTTAATTTCAAAATGTACCAAATCGTCAAACTTATTATCTTTTGTCTGGGTGTCCATATCCCAGTCTCCGCCCCATCTTATTCTTAGACCCATCTTAGAAGCTACTCCAAGAACGTATCCACCAAAGTAATGAAACCTATCCCTATCTTTCCAATCTATTGGGTACGGCGCAACATCCACAGCAACACTCGGGCTTTTATTGTGTTTACCATTAGGGAACTTGACTTTACTATTGCCCCTATTAAACGCAGCATCTTGTTT